GGCTTGTACGGTCATCTCAAGGGAACATAACGATTGTATAAAATCATATCCTCAAGATAATATTATTGAAAATTATTTAGAAGATGCAATCGAAAAGGATCTAGGCCTACCAGAAGGATATATTGACTTGAGTCCTAATACACCTGAGTATATTTAAAATGAAAAGACTGTAGATGGTTATTTAAGCCAACCAACAATGCTATAGTATTATTAAACTTAATCCTTCATATTCTTTTTGTTTTTTTTGGTCTAGGTTTTATTTTTTCAGAAATCACAAATGTTTCAGATTGTTTTATTTTTAAATCATTGTCTACTGGAGTGAATTTAAGTACTTGCCTTTCTAAATGAGTTATTTGAATCTCTAATTTCTCTATCTTATCCGATAATAACTCAATCACATCATTTTCATTGGCTGCATAAGCCTCGATGTTTGATGAATAGCTATCAATCTTCTTGTTAACTATCACAATGCTATTGTACGCCATAACAAAGGCTATTGCCGTTAAACACGTACTAGCTACCACAAATGTTATTTCAGTAAGTAATGACATAATCCCTCTAATTTATAACAGTATGAAAGTTTTTTATAATCATTATGATAATTAACCACAAGGGCAAGCTAAGGCTTATAGCCCAAAAGGCACATTTGAATGGGTGTTTCATGTTTTATCCAGCTTAAAAAGGGCAATCTTGACTAGGTGCATCTTCCTTTAATTCATTCTCTAAAGATTTAATAACTCTTTCTGTAATACGAGTTATCTTTTCTTTATCGAAAATAACAAAGCTAAAGTACTTTTTCTTCCCTTCAGCTTCATAGCTTCTACTAGGCATAGATAGCCACATACCATTTTTACCATTAAGTAATAGAATGTCTCTAATTGTTAGTCCCCATTCTTCAAATTCTAAATCAAGTTTTCCAAGGAGACTTCCTTTATCAATCTTTTTAAAGTTTTGTATTTTCATTATTTTTCCTTAAGTTAATGACTAATGAATTTATTTCAATAGTTGACGGAACAACTTTAAACTTAGAAGTAGCCGCTAATTCTATCCATTTAGAAGGAATTGTTTTTAACAAAGCACTAATAATTTCTTGCTCTAATTTAGAATTAATAAACTTACAATTAAAATAAGAGGATTTAATTGAAGTGATCATTCCTAAATAAAACTCGTTGTTTTCAAGTTTTATCAATCGTATATTTTCTAATAAAATTGAATTTTCTTCTAATTCTAAATCAAAATAACAAACTCTAGATTTGCTTTGGCTTTGTTTAATATTTTTAATTTCCATGTATATCCTATCGTTTTAATATCCTGAAATATTCAGGTGGTAGAGTTATTATTGTCTCATTAAATAATATTATATTAGTTCCTTTTTCTTCCATGCTTTTTTTTACTAGAAGTTGTATTTCTTTAGGGAGAATAGTTATAACACTTGTGTCCAGTAAGTATCCCTTAGTTCCTCTCTTATAATATGGAAATATACTTAAAGTTTTACGTGTAGATACCTTTCTATCCACAAAAGACATAGATAGCCTTAGTATCTTAAAGAACTCTCCACCTTCAAGCTTTTGTTTATTATAGTGTTTCCATTCAAGCTCTTCTTTTAAAGTCTTCCGATCTCTTAAGTCCATAAGTAAAAGTTGAGGGTTATCTTTTTTATACCATAAGAAGTTCAGCTCTTTTTTTTCTCTTTAAGAATGTTTCTTCTTAAGTCTTTAATATTCATACTCTTATCCTTTATTATATATTATTTAGAAGAATTGTCTTGACACCAGCGTGTATTGGCGGTATACTTCGGGCAGCGGCTCGGCGAAGCTCGCCGTAAGCACGAGCGATGCAACTCGACCGTTGCGTCGTGTCCTGCCCGTAACAGAAGTACACCTTGTACCGGCATACAATGCGGACTGTTGGCAAGCAAGGTTTTTGAATGTAATTTCATCTAATGGTAATCCTTTTATTCCGCTCAAATTTTGGTACTAAACCAGCCAAAGTATTGTTTTCTTTCAGGCATTATTTTAGCTGAGAATGATTGTTGTTTATAGACTGGTATCTTTCTGGCTTTATCATAGAAGACTTCAAAATGGATTAAAGCTGACGTATCAATGTCTATTGGTTTTTTTAATTCTAAGACTAAATCAGCATCGTTTCTGATTTTACCAACACCTTCTAGTGATCCACTTTTGTTAGCATGCATTAGAAGAACAAACGTTTTCCCTTTTGCTCGCCATTCTTTAATCCAATTAAACATTTTAATCCATTGAAGCTTATCTAACTTGAAGCTGTCTCCTTCTGGTGGCATTGTTAAGCTTCCAAGGTTATCTAAGAATATTACATCAGATTGTTCTATAGCTTGATCAAATCGACTTCTATGTTCTTCCTGGAATAAATCTATGTCTTCACCAGTTTGATTTAATATATCCATGGCTTTGATTATTCTAAAATTATCACTTTCAAAATCAGATTCATCATGTCTTACTATTATGTCTTTTATTCTATCTTGAATTTCAGCACCTGTCATTTCACCATCTATATAAAGAATTCTATGCTTTCCAAATGTTTCGAAATAAAGAAATTGTTCTCCAGAACACAAACAAAAAGCCATCTCTAGAGCTACTCTAGATTTTCCAACTCCACCCGAACCAAATATTATGTTAAATGTGCCTTCATGTAATATGGAATTCAGTTGTTTTTCTTCCGTGACTTCTTCTTCCATTATTTCTTTTATGTTTAATGGTATTAAGTATTTTGTAACAAAGGCTTCTTTTACTTTTTCTGGACCTTCATTACATAAAACATCATTAAAATCATAATCTATAGTTTCAGGCATATATATGGTATTAGAGAACCATTTTAGCCAGTCCTCTTTTACAGCTAATCCTGCGTTATCATAATCTATTGCTACACTTAACTTTTTATTTGGATATTTAATCTTAAATAATTGAGCAATTGGACAAATGCTTGATGAACTTCCACATGAAACTACAAACTTTCCTGTTAGTTCGTATATAGTCCTTCCTGTTGCATAACCTTCACAAAAAACAATTTCCTTGTCTTCTGATATATTACCAAAAGAATGGTGCATTAATTTTGCTTTGATTCCATAGAAATACTTCTTTTTCCCAGTAGAATCAATTTTAATACATGTAGATAATTCGTTATTTAAGTTATATAATGGTATATAAAGAATCGATCCGCTTTGTTTTAAATCTTTAGGAGATATTTTCTTTTTAATTAAATATGGATGTTCTAAGCATGGATCTAGAGAATTCCATTCTTTTATAAAGGATGCTTTTTGTTCCTTTTCTAATTTTTCATCTTCTTCTATATATTTTTTGTTTATTATTTCTATTTTTTCGTCATAATTAGTTATTTCACCTGGAGAACATGAGTTCCAAAAGTGTCTTAGTTGGGTTCCTTTCCAAGAACCAAACATACATCTAAAATGATTTCCTTCTATAATTTGACAAGTATAATATTCGTCTTTAGAGCCATTAGAATGAGCAGAATACCTATGTATATGACCATCCATATAAAGTTCATTTGTATTTAGAGGCAAGCCTTTAGAAGCCATAAAGCTTCGTAGATTATCTTCAAAATTCATATTAATCCTTATTTTAATTAGCTGTTAAATAACTAAGAACCAATACTCAAATAGTGCAAAACAATCTTTGACTAATACAATAAATATCATATATGATAAGATTATCATCCTATTAAGAGATTAAAGCTCTTAATTCACTGAGCTAGACAGCGCGTCAACGCATCTAGCTCATTCTTTTTATACGATTACAAAAAGAACTTGAGCTCAATATAAGAGTTCAGTATTTATTTGAATATATAAATATTATATTTTAATAGTTTCGTTGGGGGGCATAAAAACCCTCCCACGTTTTGTATGAAAGCATATTATTGTAAATGTGATACTTATGATTTTAAGAAATTGCTTATCGGACTTTTAAAAAAGTAGAAATAAAAAAACCGCAAGTTAAGCCTGCGGTCCATGGAGGTAAGAAAATGAAAAATTCTTACATTTCGGAAAACTTTGAAAATTCCGTTGACTCTTTTCTGAAGGAATCTAATGTATCGTTGGATATATTAGATCTTTTAGCAACTTCTTTCCAATCAACAGATCCTTTTCTTTCAATTATTTGATGCCTTAAGCCCGCTATAGTGAAGATACAACTCTCTTTGTTAGTATATCTCTCTAATTTTTTAGTAAGGGTTTCCTTTTGCTCTTTAAGCTTCTTTTCTTGAGCTAAAATCTCAATATAAGCCTCGGCTATCAAATTAGCTCCAGTTTCATTGATTCTATTATATTCCTCGCCATACTTTTCAGGCTTAATTTTTTTGAGAATGTTTTCGTTCCAAAACTTCATATCTGATTTAAGCAAATCCTTAATCAGCTTATCGTTTCGGTCAATTTGAATCCCTTTGTAAAGGAAATCATTAAAATAAAAAAAGATTCCCATTGTATCAAAACCAGTAACATACATTTGCTTTTGACACTGGATAATATACATAGCATCCACGACTTCGTTTAAGGCCTTCTCCATCGTTTTTTCGCCAACACACTTAATTTCATACATAACCTTAGCTTTGAGGTTAACAGCGTCCAGTGAGGCGCCTTGAACGGGATTCTCGATGCTTTCTACAACTTTAGGATCAAGATGAACGCCATGAAGCTTGATTAATAGCTCTCGAGCTTTGTGTTCTAGCAATATCCCACGTTGCATAGCTGGTGTGACAAAGGTTTTCTTCCCTTCAACTTTTTCCTCATAACAATCAATAGCGGTAGTCCAAGGGTTTTTTCCAGCTATTTTAGCGCTGCAAGTTGCCATAATGTGTTCGCTACGAAATGCATGCCATTCAGGAGTTCCTTGAATAAGATTCATTTCTTTATATGGTTTCATATATGACTCCATGTTTTCCCTTTAATTGATCTTTCTATTGTTGAAATATTTACTTTAAATTTTTTAGCTAAGTAATAAAACGAATTTCCTTTTTTATGTAATTCTCTCAATTCAAGAACAATTTTTTCAGTTAATTTACTCATTCCATTGTTTTCTCCTCTAAGATTTACTAATGACGGTATAAATTTATGAATAATTTTATGAATAGTCGATTGTTTAACATTATACTCTCTTGATAAAGTATATTGATTCACTCCTTTCTTATACTTATTAACTATTTCTTCATATGTTTTTATGTCTATCTTACCTTGGGAGTTTTTCAAACCTGTGCATGATCTTCCTTTTTTAACCATGTCTTGTCCATTATCCTTATAGGTTCCAAGCCATAAATGGTCTGGGTTTACGCAGATACGGTTATCACAAGTATGACATATACATAAACCTTTCGGTATAGGTCCTTTAAACAATATATACGCCGCTCGGTGAGAAGAAATATTCTTATTATTTAACCAAAATTTACCATATCCATTAGTTCCTATTGAGTGATTCCATTCCCAGCATTCGCCATTAATAGTATATGAATTATTAAATCTAGTTATTGGATCTATAGTCGTTTTTCCTATATTGCTAATAAAATTAGAGCATTTACAATGCTTAAACTCACAGCTAATTAACGTAGGACGTGTGATAATGCTTTTTTCACCACAATCACAGATACAATTCCAGACAGAATTCTTTCTAGGCGCATCAAATTTAACACGAGAAATTACAGTTAGATTTCTAAATCTACTACCAACAAGATCATATTTCTTACTATAAGCTCTCATTCTTAGCCTCCGTTGCATTGTTCTTTGCATTAAGAAGTTTTAAGGCCGAAGCAATCTCTTTATATTTGTTTGTAGTGATATCGGTTATTTTTGCAAAACCATATTCTTTAGATAGCATTAGCCACGCTTCTTTATCTGTTCCAATTAGCTTTTTGATGTTATTTGCTTCATCTTTGCTAACTTGTTTAATAAGTTTTTCGCCAATCATTTCTGAACCATCATTATCAGAATCAGCACAGATATTACATAAAATGCTAAGACTATAACGTTTAAGGTAAGTAATTTGTGCCCCTACTTGCTGCATTGTCTTTCCTTCAATGGTTACTGGAAGCACAACATTACCGATAGTATTACCATTTTTGTAACGTAGGTAGGTCTTAATCCAATGTATACCACTTTCGTTATAGAACTCGTGCACAGGATACAAGCCCTCATTAAGCAAGGGATGAAGAATGCAGTCTTGAATTTTTGCAAGAGTAGCGTATTCAAAATTAGTGCCTCCGTATTTGACAGATGCATTGAATTCAGGCTTAGTAAATTTTAAGCTAGCTCTAATAAAGGCCTCATGCATTTCATAAGTTCCATTATGTATTTCTTTAAGTGTTTTCATTGGCTCACCAACGTATTTTTCTTTGCTCATTTTTATTCTCCATGATTGTTAATTTCTTTATCTATCGGCCTTGATCCATAAGGGGCAAATCCTAATTCAGTTACATTTCTATCTTGTTCATATATTGTTTCTTTATAAACGCAGCACGATTGAAATAGCATTGCGCTTGTTAAACAAATAAATATTATTTTCATCTTATCCTCTCACATATGTTTTAAAGTTAATTCCCTCTTGATTGCAATTCTAAGACATTAATAGGAAAACGTCAATGAGAATGTTATAAATATAGTCTTGGCTTGTCGTATCCCACTCTAATTAAATAACATAGATTTGTTTATTTATTTCATCCTGTTAGTTTTATTTTGACTTATAATGATTGACAAATATACATCACTGTTATAACATGCTCATATACAAGAGATATTTATGCACCTTAAAGAGTATCTAATAAAACACAAGCTAACCGTCTATATGTTCGCGCATATCTGCAAATTGTCCGTGCCTGTCATATACAGAATACTAAATAACAGAAATATAGCCCCCAGATCAGCACGCAAGCTCTACAACATCACTAATGGAGTAGTAGAATATAAAAACATTCAGAAATTTTGCGGGTCTAAATAATATGATTTCGATAACTATTTTTGAAAAACCTATTCCTCTTCAAAGAGCTAGATCAGGTAAATCTGGTTTTTATGATCCTCAATTTATTGCTAAAAAGAATTTCGCCCATTGTGTTAAAGAGCAATTCAAACAAGAATCTTTCAATTCTCAAATAAAGCTTGAGTTAGAGTTTATTTTTGAAATGCCTGTATCATGGTCAAAGAAGAAGAAAATCGAATATATTGGCTCTTATCATAAACAAACCCCTGATACAAGCAATCTGATAAAGTTTGTTGAAGATGCACTTCTAGGCGTAACATGGAAAGATGATTGTATTATCTCAATTTTAGCCGCCAAAAAAACATGGGGAACTTTTTCACAAACTAAAATCATTATTCACTCACTAAATCAAAAGGAAAACTAAATGAAGCTTTTTAAAAAAGAAATGCTAGCAGAGCTACAAAAAGAAATAGATCTAGAACACCTTTTAGGCGTAATAAATATAGAGCGAACAGGTTCGGTGAGCCTATACAATTGCCCTTTTTGTGACAAAAACTCATTAGCGTTACATTCACATGATGATGTCGAGGAATACTACTGTTTCGATTGCAATGCTAAAGGAGGCGCTGTAGATCTAATTATGAACGCCTACGATCAATCTTTTGAGGACGCTATTAATTTCTTATCGATTCTATATAATGTTGACATGAACCCGAGTGAAGTAGAAAAAAAAGAAGAAGATAAGTCTAACGATCATTCGGCTATAAAATTTAGAAGATATGAAAAATTAGCTGACAAAGTTAACATAGATGATGTTTTAGAATTGATGATTGAATACAAAAAATATAAGATTAATGACTGTGATGATGCGGAATATATACAAAAAATCTTTAACGCAATTAAACAAATAGGCAAATAAATGATAAAGCTTAAAATTAAAATCAAAGGTTACATTAATACCTTCACTCACGATGAGTTCCTGCCCGAGGAATATAACGTTTCTAAGGACAATGCCGATCTACAACACATAGTTGATAAAGCTTGTAAAGATTCGCACATAGAAGATATTCAAGACGTTTTAGTAACTGCAAAATTTGAGTGGTAAGAGTATGAAAAAAGACTGGTGGCTGCATACTACAAATTACCTTGAGAATTTCAAAGGCTATTTCTGTACAAAAGAGGAAGCTATAGAAAAGCTACAAGCTATTCTCAAATCTAGTACTATCAAGCATAAGAAGCTTTTGAAAAAAAACATGCTCTTAAATAACGATAGCTTAGATCATGATAGAGTTTGTTTTCATATAGATAAATATGAGTCTTGGCATAACTTTAAAGACGTTGAATTAGCTGGTTCTATTAAGCTAATGAACCTAGAAGGAATTGAAGACAAAGATAAAAAAGCTATATTTATGGTGAGCTAATCTATGAAAGTGACTTATACATTTAAAGAATCTGAAGAAAGAGCAGAACGAGAACTATTCGAAAACGCTAGTAGAATGTATCTAGCTCTACATGATATGGATAATTACTTAAGAGAGATAAGAAAAGGCTGGAATGAAGATACCCTAGAAGAAATATTAGAGAAAATCGAGGGTATGATTATTGAAAGCCATCTACGTGAGCTTAACTAATCTTAACTATCTCTTTTAAGGCTTCTTTAATCACTCTCTTTTGCTTCTTATCAAGTAGATGATTTTCAAGCTTATCATGAAATTGCTTTGCTAACTCGTATGTCTCAAATATACTAGAGATAGTTTTATAACCTTGACGGCGGATTTGTACCCGCCACCTAGTTTCATCATATTTATATATCGTTCCCATAAAGCTACTCCGAAATCATATTATTTCTATCTCGACCGTTATTTATTTAATTTGTCTTGCCTTAAATTTATCTGTAACCAAAAATGCCCGAACATTCGCAGTCATTAGAACCACAAAGTTTGTCGTGTATTCGTTTTGCAAAGGCTTTATCTGCCCTAGTCCATTGATCGTCGGGCGTTTCTTCAAGCTCCTTAATTCTATCAAATTGACTATTTGTAATATCAACGACGGTGTCGTGAAAACTGTTTGTTAATTTTATTTTATTCATTTCTATTGCTCCTCTCTTTCTAGTTGTGTATTAAAAAACTGTCTGTTCCTTCTATCTCTCTTAAAAACATTTCATTTTCTTGAACGTCTCCTATAGTTAGATAGTTTGTTGAATAATCATCATTGAATTCTTCCAAGCTTACTTCTGAATAGTTACAACAAAATGCTATCACATCAAGATCAAATTCCTCTTGTATTTCTTCCTCTAGATCTTCTAAATAGCTAAACAATGTTTTCAAACCTTCATAGCTGAAATTATATCTGTAATTGTCGCTTGTTTCAAATGCTCTCATAAATTCATATTCATTTATTGTTTGTTTCATCTCTTTAACTCCATGTTAGGTTGATGTTACTCTTGCCCATATTATGCACACGAACAACCATTAATCACAAGCCTTTTTCTCTTATTAATTTAGCCCTTGACCTTATCTCCCTTAGTGTCTTATCGTTCAGACATTATTAAATTATAACTTATGTGGTTTTTGTATGGCAGCAGCTAAAGGTAACACATACACACAAAATAGAAAGATTAATCCCCAATATACAGATGAGCAAATTGACGATATTATCGAAAATTTGCTCGAATGGGCTAATGATGATGATTCGCTATATATTGCTACGTTCGCTTACGTTAAATATAAACAACCAGATTATTGGTTATATAATCTTGCTAGATCTCACGAAAACTTAAAAGGCGCTTTAGATGTCGCTAGAAGCCTTATTGCTGGAAAGATTGCCAGACATTGTTTTCTTGGTGATCGTAATTCTTCGTTCGGTGAAAGGATACTCCCAATGTACTGTAAGGCCTATAAAGAGGAGACTAAACGCAAGGCTTCCCTTTCTAAAGCTACTAGTGAGGATTTGCAAGCCACCGCCGATGAGTTTGTTAAGGCTATAAAAGAAGCAAGGCTCTTGGATCTACTCAAGCAAGATGACAAGTAAGCGTTATCCTAAGAACATTATATTATGAGAGTGAAAGAATCTATTAGAGGAGCTATGACGACGATTTTAGTTTCTTGAGCGTGGCTGGGCTACTCTTTGAGGTGGTAATGGTGGGGAGTGTATATTCTTGTCAAGTCGATTGCAAATAAAATAATGACAAAAGGAAAAAAAAGATATGTTACCATGGACAAATAAAAATAAAAATGAAGATCCTACGATAGATTTTGGCAGGTGGAAGGGAGATAAAGTAAGCACGCTAACATTTGAAGAAAAGCGTTGGATGCTATACAAATCGAAACTGGCAAAGCCAATAGTAAAGGAAGCATGTAGGCTGGACGTTGGCAGATAATCACCTTAATAGCTAATCCTCAACTAAAACCCATTCACCAAGAATAGATTTAATATCAAGCATTTTAACTTCTTCCCAATTGGCTGAATGGGTATCTTTCCGATGTAGTATATATTCTTGATTAGGGAATATGACAACGGTATAATGTGTTTTACAAGCATATTTCGTTACTCTTTGACATATAGCGCCCTTCTTCATTTCTTCATAAGCTTCTATAAAATTCATATTTATCCCTTCCATAAGTTTGTTTCTATTTTGCTTTTAACTTCCCACAAATGAAAACAGAATTGATGTGAGTTTACGTAATATTGTTTAGGTGGCAAAACCATAACATAGAATTTTTCTGGATCGGCGTATTTTTCTCTAATATATTTTACCTCATCCCACGTAGGAAGTCTGTCATTTCTAGAAAAACTAATGTGGTGGAATCCATCGTCAATCGATTCCAATACTTTCAATCTTCTAAGCCTAGACATCGCCGTTGCCCCGTAAAGGTATATCCATTTTAAGCCTACGTGCGACCATTCGGATGATTGACCTTAACATATGTCCCTGGTCATCTGTTAGCTCATTGTGCGAGCTAAGGATGTCCTCTACGTCGTCGTATACCGATTGGTCAATGTGTACGTAAAATTGTATTTTATCATCGTTCATGTATATATCCCTGTAAAGTATGTCTTGAATTCAAATATTATATTGATTGACTCGAATGTTGTAAAGGATTATTATAAATCTGTCATAGAAGGAGTTTAAGAATGAAGTGGGTAAGCAGTTTACACAGATGGATATTTTCGGGTTGCAAATATCTCTTTTTGGGCAGCTAATGCGTATAAAAATTTAGTTTTAAAAAATGTGACTCATTGGATTGAGCTTCCAGGCCAACCTAAGGAGACAGAATAATGGGATATGATAGGTAACGTGCATTTTTTGCACATTGCAAATTTCGGTAAGATGAAGAGGATCAAAAGTAATGAATAATGATGAAGATGAAGATGAAGAGAACAAAGATTGCGAATGTTCACGTTGTAAAGAAATGTTTACAAGTTCTAGTGGTTATTGGATGCCCGGTGAAGATGATAAAGGTAGATCAGAACACTATTTTTATTGTGAAGAGTGTTTCGGAGCTTCGGATAAAATCAAAAAAGAAGGAGCGAAAAGATGAGCTATAAAATACAATGTGATAAATGCGGACAGGTTTTAATGAAAGGTACAGGTGATAGCAAGTGTTTCATGTCGGTCGGTGGTCATATGGAATGCAGGAATTGCGGGACTAGCATTTTGTTTACGGAAGAACTTTTGCTAAAATCTCACCACGAAAAGAATGATGAGCCACCTAAGGGGGTTAAATTCGAAGTATGAAGTGGAAAAACAAGAAATCATAAACCAAACAAACTTAGAGACTTAGTCTCAAACCCTCACCGTGTGGATAAAAGCGATGACGATCTACAAAAAAAAGTGCGAATTGTGTTTTATAACATTTGAAACTACAGACTTTCACAAAAGGCAGTGTGATAGAATACATTGTATGAAATGTCATAGAGTCTTTAAGGTGACTACACCATATCAATTATTTTGTTCAGACAAATGTGCAAAAGAAGATGAGCAAATCAAACTAGAGTTAGATAGTCGATCTAATGGCAAGTGTTCAATTTGCAATAAGGCAATAAGGATATCTGGTCAAATACGGAGTGATGCTACATGTTATGCCTGTCAATATGCCAAAACGCACAAAGCTAAAATATATGATAACACAAAAGAGATTGTTATTAGAAAAGGTGTTTCGCTCAAAGAATTGAATAGACGAGCAGAATATATGCGAATAATGGACGAAAAATTTGCTTGTAGATATATAAGGGGTAAGAGATGACGAAAGAAGACCTAACATTACTAGACGACAAGACTTGGCGCATGAATAACCTTTATCGCATCGTGGACAAACAGGGTGATTCGATCAAGTTTGTAATGAATCCAGTTCAACGAGAAGTGCTTAAAGGATTACATAATAGAAATCTTATTTTGAAAAGTCGGCAGCTTGGAATGAGCACATTTGCTGTATTGTATATGCTTGACGAAACAATATTTAACTCTAATCTTTCCGCTGGCATTGTCTCATATAGCTTAGAACATGCGCAACACATCTTTAAACGCATTTTAGGGCATGCCTTGGACAATCTTAAGCCTGAAATGAAACAATTGGCTGGAGTGGTACAAAGAAGCGCTAGAGAGATAACATTTAAGAACGGATCATTTCTTAGAGTTGATACAACTTTAAGAGGAGGATCTTATCAAGCAATTTTAATATCTGAATTTGGCAAAACATGTGCTAGAAATCCAATCAAAGCTGATGAGGTAGTGACTGGAACGCTGCAAGCTGTTCCAATTGACGGACAAGTTATAATTGAGTCCACCGCTGAGGGTTCGGAGTCGTACTTTTACGAAATGGTTATGCACTCAGTACAAGAAGGCAACGACAACCTTTCTCCTCTTAGCTATAAGTTGTTCTTTTTTAATTGGTTGCAAGAAAAAAACTATCGTATGCAACAACCTGTAACGATAGATTATGAGCTTAAAGAGTACTTTGAGAAGATAGAGAAAGAACTTGATTGTACTATAGATAATGAACAAAGAAACTGGTACGCTCACCAAAAATCTATACTTGGCGATAAGATAAGGCAAGAATTTTGTAGTACTATAGCAGAAAGCTTTTTAAGCAACTCTGACGCCTATTACTTCCAACAACACATAGAGAAGGTCTATAATGAGAATAGAATGCTAAATATACCGTTATATGACGCTTTAGAACCTGTTTATATATCAATGGACATTGGCGTTAATGATCTAACGGTAATAACCTTCTTTCAGGTTGTACATGGTGAGATAAGGGTTATAGATTACTATGAGGACAATAACAAAGGTGTAGATTTTTATTGTAACTTCTTACTCAACGATAAGAAATATATTTATAAGACAATATACTTACCTCATGATGCAGCTAAAAGAGATGGCATAGTAGTAGAAAACACATATGAAAGAGACTTTAAACGTTATATGGAACATACTAACACTAGAATTGTTGTTCTAAAGAGAACCGATAAGAACTTAAATATTAACAATGCTAAAATAAAGATGGATAGATGCGTTTTTGCTTTGAAAAGAGTTAAACCATATATTAATAAGCTAATGAAGTTTAGAAAGAAATGGAGCGAACAATACGGGAAGTATCTAGAAAAAGAGCATGAAGGTATAGAGGTTAACCACGCAGATAGCTTTATTTATATGTGTCAAGCAGTAGATCACATCGAAAAAGCAGGTTCTTTTTCAGGAGCATTAGACCGCCACAAGAAAGCTACAGAGACTAGACGAAACATTTTCTAATTCTTTTTTTTGTTCATTAAATAAGAAAAGAATTTTTTTTCATCAAGATAAATACGGCTATAGATTCTAACAATACATTGAGAGATAGTAGGTTCTTGTTTAAAAATTAGAGTCCTAATTCCAGCTTCAGAAATAAATTTATGCTTATCAGCGAACTGTCTTATTGTAAGAAGAGTTGGAATTTCAAAACTTGAATTAGCTTCAGTCATTTTAACACCATAGTTTTAGATAATAAGTATAAATATAAACATATCATATTGAAAAAACGCTAGCAATATATTTAGTCTTTTATAATTATTTGCTCTAAACTGTTATAACATAACCTTTTATATTCTTAATACCATTGACAACATCATATCATAAATATACTTTTAATTCAAGTAAACCATCTTAGATTAAGAGCCTTATGTTAAATGATAGAGAGTTGCTCGGTGAGTTCCAGGAAAATTATAGATACGCACAAGATTATTGGAGTCCGTTTGTAAAAAACGCTCAAGTTTACACCTTAGCCCAATCTGGTTATACCTGGTCAAATTCTGAGCTTAGAGCATTGCAGAAAGAAGGCAGGGAGCCATTAGAGCTTAATATCATGAGAAGACCTTTGCAGTTCTTTTCTGGTTATCTACGAGATAATCTAAATAGTATCGTTATATCTCCAGTTGAAGGAAGCGATCAAAAGACAGCGGATCAATTCACAAAGCTTAGTTATTATACATGGGATAAGGGCGAAGGCTATAGCACGTTTTTAGACGCTTGCGATGAGGGCTTTAAATCTGGTTTATCTTTGTGTGGCCTTCGAATGGACTATTCAAGGGATTTCATTAATGGCGAGATCAGTTTCTTCAAGCGCACATATAACTCTTTCTATCTTGATCCTACCTTTGAACGTATAGACCTTAAAGATTGTGGCTTTGCCATAACAAGAGACCTAATAGATCGTAATCTTATTGGAAGACTGTTGCCTTTCGTAGATCAAAAGCAAATAGAAGATATTCAATCATCTTTTAGAGACGACAAATTTTTATCATATCATCCTAATTTTACGGTACTTAGCAGAAATCGAAACCTTATGGCATACGACCAGTACTACAGAAAGATAACTAAGAGAAGAAAATTCTTAGTTGATGAACAGAGCTCATATTATAGAGATATAACCGATTTAGAAACCGAAGAAAGGAAAAAGTTAGAACTTGGCGTACATAGAATTAAGAAGCTACACGAAGAGGCCAACGAATTAGGGTTAGACAAGCGAGAACTGCCTCCAATCGTTGATATTCAATCAGTAGATAGAGATTACGTTGAATTAAATATTATGTTGAATGGTCAGCCAGTTTATACGGGTGAAGATAAAACGGGTATTAACCAAACATTCCCTTTTGCACCTGTATTATGCTATATGGAGCCAAGTATTTGGGAGCCATCACAAAGAATACAAGGTTTAGCTTCTACAATGTATTCAGCTCAAAGGCAATTCAACAAACGACACATGAAGATTGTGGATATGATGGATAGTACAATCTCTACTGGCTACAAGTATTTAATTGGATCCGTTCCAGACGTAGAAGACCTACAACAATCTGGACAGAATAAAATAATTGGTGTTGACCCTGAAAATGCTCCTGAAGGTTTAAATTCAGTTCAAGAGTTACAAGGCGGTAGTGCTAATCCTGCATTAATTGAATATCAAAATGTTTTAGATCAACTAACTCTTACATTATCAAACGTTAATGAATCTGTTCTTGGGGTTGATGACGCAGGAAATACTCAGATTTCTGGAAGACTTGCACAAGTACGTATAGGTCAAGGACTTAGAACTAACAGAAAGATATTTGATAATGTTGAAGTAACACAAAAAGTTATTGGTGGTTTAGTTCTTAAAGCAATCCAAAATCATTATCCCCCTGGAAAAGTAAAGCGAATCATAGGAGAAGAGCCAACAGAGCAATTCTACGAAAAAGAGTTTGAGCAATACGATGCAGTAGTAAAAGAAGGCGTACGCTCTCAGTCACAAAAAGACGCTTATTATTATGAATTAGTAAATCTTAAACGTGAAGGTATTGTTGATGTTCCACAATCTGAAATTGTCAAATCTCTACAGATGGCGGGCATGTCGGATCTTCAAAATGCTATTGAACAAAACGAACAACAAGCACAGCAGCAACAACAAGAACAGCAAGCTAAACAAGACGCTTTAGTAGAAGCAACAACTGCCGAGAAATACGCATTAGCACACGAAAGAGGAACTAGAGCAGATGCAAACGAAGGTCTAAGAATAGAGAGAACTTCTGAAGCTGTTCAAAATCAAAGTCTTGCAGAACTTAACAAAGCTAAAGCTATCGTTGAGCTTTCAAAACTACATGAAGATAGATTGATACAGGCGTTAGAGCTTGTTAATCAGATACATGTGCAAGAGCAAGAAATGACAGCTCGCAAAGAGGAGCTAGTTGATGCTGAATCAGAAATAGAACAGCCGCAACAATCTTCTCAAGCTCAGCAACAATCACCGCCTACAGAGGGCATAAATCAACAACAATAAGGAGTGTTTATGAAAAAAACATCTTTAAGCTCTGGAAAAGGAATGTATTCCACTAAGGATAATCCTATGGGTCAGCCATCAAGAACAAGTTCTCAATGTGGACCAAGTTCTAACCCAGACGCTATGAAGGCCAACAGGCTATTACAAAAAGCACACGCTCAGAAAGAGTCACTACGTGGCAAGAGCGGAATGTAAAGCAGGTTTACTATGTCAACACGAATGATGCAAGATCCAGTTACTAACCTAATACTACCATCAGAATTTGTTGAGGAGAGGGCCTCGTTAAAAAAATCTATAAACAAAATCGTTGATGATGTCGTTAGTTCACATGGACATATTAAAGGAACTTATTTCCTTACATTACATGCGAAGTTTGATTCAAATGATCAAACAGTATTTCGCGTTGATGAACCTAAGTTAACAAAACAACTGCCTAGTTTTAGAAGCAATACACTTGTGTATTTTGTCTCAAATTCTAGAGGGATTAAAGAACTTCTATGGATGGTAGCTCCCAAGATGAAAGGTGAGAAGCTAAAAATAGAATTTAATAAAGAAGGTGTCGCCTACCTACAAGCAAAGGGCGCAATGCCATCGTAAGAGGCTATCTTACGCTAAATCGGGAGATAAATATATGACAGATACCGAAGCTGTACAAGAGCAAGCACAAGAAGTAGTTCAAGAGAACATACAAGAAATGCCTGTTAATGAAACTCAAGCGGTTGAAACTGCTGAGACTAAAGAAGAAGTTCAACAAGAGCAAAACGTCCCTCTTTCAGCGCTTCAAAAGGAGCGAAGAAAAAGACAAGACGCAGAAGGCGAACTTAAAATGTATAGAGAGCATCAATTAAAACAGATGCAAACGCCTGCAGCTCAGGAAGAAGACGACAGTCAATATGAACCTGTTACAAAAGCTGAATTAAGACAGCAGCAAGTTCAAATGATGAGAGATGTCGAAGAGAAGGCATGGATACGTCAAAACCCAGAGAAAGCAGAAGCAATAAACGAAAAATTAGCTAACTTTTTAAAAAAGAGACCAAACTTAGCGGCAGCAATAGAAGCAGCGCCAAACAGATATGAAGAGTCATGGGAATTAATGGATAAATTAAGTCCAAAGCAGAAAACAGCGTTAAGTGCTACGCCGGCACCTAAAAAGGACACCCCGAATTCACCTTCTGGAGTCCCTAAGGCAGCGGCGATGAATCAAGCTGTAGATGTAATGAACATGACAGATTCTGAATTTGTAGTGTGGAGGAATTCTAAGCGTAGTCGTAGGTAAGGCCTCCAATATGGAGATATTATATGGGTGTAACAACAACCACACAATATGGTTCTATGTCCGACAGATGGGCGCATAGAGCTTTATTACAAAGATCAAAGCCTAACAATAACCACAATCTATTTGGTAGAGCTTTTACCTTACCACAAAAAAACACTGATACAATGGCGTTTAGAAGACAAGAAAACTTGAATTCTGACCCAGTTGTTCTTTCTGAAGATGCTGATCCAGCACCTGAACAAATCAACAAATTTGATATCAACGTAACAGTACAAGAATTTGGAAAAGTAGTTTTACTTTCTAGAAAAGTATTGTTAGTAGTTGAAGATGATACAGCAAGCGAAACCGCTGATAACCTTTCTCAGTGCATGCATACTATGCTAGACAAAGTAACAAGAGATGTTTGGGATTCTGGCGTTGCACAAATTTCTTGTCTTAGTGGTGTTAACGGAAATGCGATAACAGAATTAACTCAAACAGATGTTAATAGAGCAATTGCATATTTAGATGAAAATAACACAGAAAAAATGACTCCAACAATTGATGGATCAAGTCGTTTTGGAACAGGACCAGTAGAAGCTGCATTTTGGGTTAATGCTCACGTAAAAATGAAGCCAGATATTAGAGCTTTAGATGCGTTCATGCCTACTTCTCAATACGGTAGCCAAGAAGCTGTATTAAAATCAGAATTTGGTTCAACTGATGAAGCTAGATGGGTTACATCTACTTTAGTAAAAGTTTCAACAGATGCAGCTCCAGTTTACAACAACACTTTTGTTGGTGCAAACGCATATGGATATGTAGGACTTGATGAAGT